CAAAAATGCACACCGAAATGGAGAACATCCTACTCGGAAGAGCCGTATCCGGAGATGAAACACTTGCTCCGTATATCGAAACCTTTAAGAAGTGGTCCGATGCAAACATTGAGAAAACGTACTGGTGCGAAAAGGGTCTTGTCGGCGCAGGCTATGCGGGAAGGTGTGATGCCTACGTCAAGCTACGCAATGTGGGTGACGCTATCATCGACCTAAAGAACAGGAAGGTGAAGACAGGGATTCCGTTCTTCGATCAGGACTGCGCCCAACTTTGGGCATACAGATCGGCAAGCGAGAATCCGAAAGCAGCATGCGTCTCGGTAGTCTTAGCATCCAACGATCCAACCAAGTTGATGACGAAGGTTTGGGATGAGGATGAGCTTTACCAGGCCGGTATAGCCTTCTGCGCGATGCAGAAGGTTTGGTCTTGGGTCAAGCAATACACGCCTCCAGGCATGAAGCTGTGAACGCTCCTACGATCCAAGAGATGGGCAACGCTGCGCAGGAAATTGTGTGGCGTGTGATGGGCAAGGGATCGGATAAGTCTGCCTACGGCGATTGGCTGGAGAAGGATCGTCCTACCCACGATTACCATATTGCGCGCGCGATCCGGCACCTGGCCACAGCGCAAATGCAGCTTCACAAATCTTCGCCTTGTCCTGACAACAACGGTGAAACAAGTGTTGACCATCTTGAGCGTGCGCTGGTAAGGTCGCTATTCGTGTTAGCTCAAATAAAGAAAGAGGTACCAAGATTATGATTATGGAAGATGTAAGCGTTGATTTTGAGTTCAATGGTAAAAAATATACTGCATATGGAAACGCAGAAATTGATACAATTACAGAGGACATTGGTCCAGTTGGATATAGGGAGCATTACTATGCCCAAGTGGTCAACAATGTGATTATGTCAAAAATTGAAATTTCAACTGATACTGAAGACATCAAAAATCCAGACAAAGATTTGCTGGAAAAGGCAGATGATGCGTTATGCCGCCAAGCCGAAGAAGATTTTGATGCTGGTAAATGAAAGCTGCAACAATGAAACGCGCATTAGTTACGCAGGCATTCGGGGATGATTGGAAGAAGGTCTTGGATCTTACAAGGCCAAGGATGGAGGCTTACTGCCAAAGGCATAAGATTGATTTCCTTGCGCTTGAGAAACCATTGGTCGAGCCGGTGCAGTATAGCAAGTCGGCTATCGGGAATATCATGGCCACAAAGGGATATGAGCAGATCACGTTTGTTGACTCGGATATTCTGATTGCAAACGACTGCGATGACATAGGTGCTGAAGTAAACATGTTCTGTGCCTTTGATGAGGGTGCGTTCTTGGATCGCAAGTATGAGATGGGCAAACTTGCAAGCGCATTTGGTGCGCAGATTGATCCTAGGTTCTACGTCAATACAGGCGTGTTTGTGATATCATCCAAGGCTGTTGGTGTCTTGTCGATGCCTCCGCTCGGACTGCTGCCAAACCATTTTGCCGAGCAGACCTGGATGAACATTATGGTCCACCTGTGGAATGTTCCGGTACAAGAACTTGATCCTGCATACAATTGTATGACCAGCGTTGAGTCGCACTTTGGATTGGATCGCTACAAGGATGCGTACTGCATTCATTACGCTGGGCAGTCCGGAGACATGCCTAAATTGATTGAGCAGATTAAGTCTGACGATGCCAAGCTTGTGGAGCTTGGTAGATGACCACAGTCAAGGTAGTTGCCGAATGTGGTAAGTGGCGCATCCATACCACAGCCGGATATACGATTGGGCCGCGACTATGGGGGGCTGTACCGGCAAATGGCCTTCCACCGCTCACAGACATATTTGAAACCAAGCAAGAGGCGCAGGACGCAGCCTTCTTATGGAACGAGTACGCCAAATGGGTTGAGCATCACAAGAAGAAAACAAAGAGGAGATACTGATGCGCTCGACCCATCTTACCAAGGGAGACTACGATGAGAAACTACAACAATTGGCCGGAGAGGTTGCCAAGCGAGCGATTGACGATGTCAGGCTGCTGCAACGCCGAGGGGTGATTGACGGCATGAAGATCCTTCGCCGGAACATGGGCAAGAGATTCTTTCTTGGTGATTGCGAGGAATACAAGAATGTTCACCAGATCCAGAAGCTAATCCGAGACTTTAAGATCGGTGCAGTCGGATTCTGGTGCCGAGCCTCCGGAGTTCCTATTGACAACAAGACTCTAATTAGGCGAGTCTTCAAGGCTACAAAATGATGATTGATGCAATGGCAGATTTTGCATGGGTCACGTGTTGGGTTGTGCTTTACATGTCATTCCTAGCATCTTTACTCGCATTCCTAATGTTTGGTGTTTATGCATTGTTTTGCTGGATAAAAAGGGAGATCGACAATGGCAGATAAATACATTCAGAAAGTTCTAGGTGCGAGCGTTGACCGATACGTTCTCACTCCGGCACAATGCATGATGCTGCGTGAGGACGCGCAGATCATTGGGATGAAGCGGTCAACCGTGATGAAGAAGGATGGCACGCACAAGGTATCGCTTGCTAGAACTTGCACCTCGTGTTGGGTTCCAAACAGCCAGCATCATAAATGGATTTACAGCGTGATGGCCGAGCTTACAAAATCAATCAACCAGGATAGCTGGAGATTTGACATTACTGGAATGCAGCAGTTGCAGATTCTCAAATACTCTCCACTCCAGCAGTTCTGGTGGCATTTCGATACTTTCAACGGAAGCGACAGAAAGCTTACAGCGGTTGTCAACCTTTCCGACCCAAGCGAATATCTTGGCGGTGGGCTACAGGTTAAGGCTGATATTGAGAATGCTCAGTTTATTCGAGAACAGGGAGCCGGATGCTGGTTCCCGTCCTACTTAGAACATCGCGCCCGTGCGCCGATATGGGGTACAAGGTGGGTGCTGGTTGGATGGTTTACAGGACCAGCATGGAGATGATCCAACTCAATCCAGAACTATGGATGATGACTCCCAAGGGTGAGGGATTGGCATTCATTGTTACCGACTATGGGATGGATCATAACAAGATATTCACAGTCATGCTTAACCACGGCGAGATACTTGACTTTGACATTCGCGATTGTCGCAGATGTGAGAACCCAAGCTTCGGGGTAAAAGCACCAGAGGTGCCGAATCCCTATTACAACATATAAGGAGAACTGAATATGCTAGGTAAAGACGTATCGAAGAACATGAGCGAACTTGCAGCGGACAACCGCAAGAAGGGCAAGGAGCGTGGAGCAGGCGGAAAGGCTCGTTCCCGCAAGCAGATGATTGCCATTGCGCTGTCGGCTGCTGGCAAGAGCAACAAGTCACCTCGCAAGTTCCGCATGCGGTCCGGAATGTAATGGAAGTAGAGGCAAAAGACCGCCTCAAGTGGGCGTGCGATATCCTTCTCAATGCTCGCAATAGGCTGGCTATTGAGAGGGATCGCGCGAACCACGGACATGCGATTGACATTATCCAGATCATTGCCCTGGTCGATGCAGCGGCTTTGGTATGCAAGGAAATAGCGGAGGAGAAATGAAATACTTATCAGTATGCTCTGGCATTGAGGCAGCGTCCAAGGCTTGGGAGCCGATTGGATGGGAGCCAGTAGCGTTTTCAGAAATTGAACCATTCCCGTCAGCGGTGCTGAAGCATCATTGGCCGAAGGTTCCAAACTTAGGAGACATGAGCAAACATGAACAATGGCCAATACAAAGCGGATCAGTTGACCTTCTGGTCGGAGGAACGCCATGCCAATCCTTCAGCGTTGCAGGATTGCGACAAGGACTCAAAGACCCAAGAGGTAACCTCATGCTTACATACCTTGCAATCGCTGAACGTCTCAAACCTAGATGGCTTGTGTGGGAAAATGTCCCCGGTGTCTTGTCATCTAACGGAGGAAAAGATTTTGGTTCCTTCCTCGGAGCGTTGGGGGAGTTGGGGTATGAGTGGGCATACCGAGTCTTGGACGCTCAATGGTTCGGAGTGGCCCAAAGACGCAGGCGTGTGTTCGTTGTCGCACATCTTGGAAAAGGGAACCTTGCCGCAAAGGTTTTATTTGAGTCCGAAAGCGTGCGCCGGAATCCTGCGCCGAGCAGAGAAGCGAGGCAAGGAGTTGCCGGAGGTATTGAAATCGGCCCTGGAGGCGGTCGCTTTACTGATTTAAATCCTACCCTAGATGCACGAGCAAAGGATGGCCCTATACGGAATCAATTGGCTGGTGCGGTGCTTGAGGCAGTAGCTGAAACTTTAATGGCATCAGACTACAAGGGGCCGGGTCATAATCGTGACCACAACTTTATTATTGAACCAGTAATCATTGATCGGGCAGCATTCAACCAAGGCGAGAATGCACAATACAAACCTCGCATTGAGCATGGTGAGACTATGGATTCCTTGGTCGCAAGAGGTCCGCATGCTGTTGCCATCCCAATCCACGACCAAGCGACACGACACTCTGGTAAGCACGGAGACAAGCAAGACGGCAAGGGGAATGGACTTGGAGTGGGCAAGCCAGGTGATCCTTGTCCAACCTTAACCAAGGGTGACAAGCACGCTGTCTTATACGAAAACCACCCCAACGACAGCCGAGTAACTGGACCACACGATGTCGCTCCTAGTTGCGTATCACGATATGGAACAGGTGGTGGGAATGTTCCGTTGGTGCAGCAGGGAGTTGACCTATACAATCAAGCCCTAACTGGTGATGTGCATTGTCCGTTGAGGACGGCTGGTGGGCATGGTGCGCCGGCGGCGTTGGTGCAGGAGGCGATTGCCTTTGAACCTGGCATCGCAACAAGAGAAGGCAATGAGAGCAGATTTGTTAAAGAACTATCTCCTACATTGCGGAAAGAAATGGGAGATAATCAGGTGGCAGTTGCAGTCGATTGCTACAACAAAACAATTGCAGATAAGTCGCAGTCTATATCGTCTTCAGCATCCGACATCAATCATACTGGTGGGGTCATTAATCCAGCGGATCGTATGGCAGTCCGCCGACTCACACCTCGTGAATGCGAGAGACTGCAAGGTTTTCCAGACGATCACACGCTGATCTCATGGCGCGGCAAGCCAGCCGATCAATGCCCGGATGGCCCACGATACAAGGCGCTGGGCAATTCTATGGCCGTGCCGTGCATGGCATGGATTGGGAAAAGGATTGACGCAGTAGAAAAAGTAAATAGAAAGGCAAACCAATGAAACTATGGACCAATCAAACCAACGCAATCCACAAGGTGGATGACAACCTTCTTCATGTTCGCAATACCTACGTCATTCCGGATGAATTGACCGGTGGGATATGGGCGGATGCGATTCCATGCCCACATAAAATTAAGCCCTACTATAAGGGTAGGGCTGCCGGTGGTGCTACTGCCGTGTACCGCGCCGGAGCGATTGGGGATGCGGTGATCGCAACGGCATTCGTAAACTACTTGGTGCAGGAGTCTGGTGGGATAGTCGATGTTTATGCACCGGCCAGAAACCTTCCGCTCTATGCCGGACTAGGCGCAAAGCTTTACCCGCTGCCTTGCACCCTGGAGGCGTGGGATTCATACGATGCACACCTACCAACGGACGATCTGTTTAGCGGTCAGGTTGGGGAAACGAAACTCGGAACTGGTCCTGGCAATTGTTACAAGCGAATCTACGAATGGATGGGTGTGTGGGATGAGAAGACGATGGCGAAGTATTGCAAGCCCATGCTTCACTTAATCGAACCAGACCACGAAGAGATCAAGGCGTTGGGCAAATGGCCGTTACCAGAGAAGTATTTTGCCTACCACGTTTCATCGTCTGGACCTACTCGCACCTACCCGCCAAAGATGGGGCAGGATGCAGTCTTGGCATTGCTGGAAGCTTTCCCCGAACATCACGCTGTGATTATCGGGCTGGACAACAGTAACAACTTCCATGTCGATCACCCCAGGGTGATTGACTTGTTCAATACGACCAAGGCGATCCGCTCGCTGTTCCCTATCGTAGCCAACGCAGACTTTGTGGTGGCTCCGGATAGTTCTGTTAACCACATCGCTGCCGGACTCAATACGCCGTGTGTGTCATTGTGGGGTAGCTATGACCCTGCGGATCGTATGACTTACTACCCGCTCAACGTGTCGGTGTTTAAGCCGGAAGTATGTCCTCATGCCCCATGCAGGCCGCATGCAGGATTGCCCCAGGCCAAGTGCAAGGATGCGACAAACAAGACAGCCAAGACTCAGATGTGGTGCAATGCGCTCCGCAACATTACTGCGGAGGATATTGTTGTTGCATCGAAGAAGGCGATTGAGCTAGAGATTAAATAATAAATCCGGCGAATGGTGCGCAGGGAGATCCTGCGACTGGAGCCTCCATGTGTGTCACCACTTGAAACAAAGCCGGATGTTTTTATATGAACGCACAATCTAAAGCTGAATCAGTAGTCGGATCGGTGGATTGGCAGTCCGAGAATCACGGGCTGTGCAAGTGTCCAGGGGAACATACCCACACCAGCCACACCAGGGTAAGGGACACCACAGTCTTCATCGACAGCGTTCCCACAGTCTTTTGCTGGCATACCTCATGCGTTGCGCACAGGGATTTGGTCAACAAGCAACTGCGCAAGTTGATTCTGGATGATCCGCTTTATAGGCCAATTAATATTATGTCGGGTGGCGCAGCGGGGGCTAGGACATTGGCAGTCCAGAAGGATGCCGAGACTGAGATCATCGACCGCATCGCAACGATTGCAGAGTCGAACAAGTCTAGGTACTTGACCCATTACAATTGGGACCCAGCGGATATGTACGAGAGCAGCCCGCAAGGGTTGGATGGTTTTAATGATTACCACGGGATATTGTCGCTGTTTAAGCCGGATGACATTGTGTGGGTAGGAGCAGTCAAGGATAGTGGTAGCCATCCCAAAAACTTCCAGCGGGTTGAGGATTGGATGAAGCTGACGCAGCCGGTGGGGCAGTTTACAACCGGAGCAGTATTCAAATCTGGAACTATTAGCAGAGCTAATGACAACGTGGATGTGCGCCGGTACCTCGTCGTGGAGTCGGATGTCCTGACGAAGCCAGAGATGGGCGCGGTGTTCCAGCTTATGCGCGACTTGTTCCGGATGA